AACGGCCTGGGAGAGTAGGTGGTTGCCGGATTCCCCATGGGAGGGTTCCCGAGTGGCCAAAGGGGGCAGACTGTAAATCTGTTAGCGCAGCTTTCGAAGGTTCGAATCCTTCTCCTCCCATCATAATGCCGCGGAGTAGAGCAGTCCGGTAGCTCGTCGGGCTCATAACCCGGAGGTCAGAGGTTCAAATCCTCTCTCCGCAACCAAAAAAACTATATTAACGCGGGATAGAGCAGTCCGGTAGCTCGTCGGGCTCATAACCCGGAGGTCGGAGGTTCAAATCCTCCTCCCGCAATCATTACTACTTGCCATATCCGACATAGCCGTAATTTCAACGGTTGTGTCGGATATGATTATTTTAGAGATGTATTTTTGAACTATTTCCCTTGTCCTATCGGGCGCTGATAATAAAATGGCAGCGTCCTTTTTTAATTGCTCAATCAGCTTATTCCTGTCTATTTCTCTATACGAGGATTTTTCCAGCGTTGATAAAGTCTCAGTTAGAGCCTTTTTGTGGTTTTCAAGTTCCTTTAGCTTTTCCCGTGCCATGTCGGAATCAAGACCAGTCATAATAGCATTCAATAAATTATTAGCTTTTGTGGTTACGTCAACCAATTCTTTGTTAAGGGAATTAGCCTTTTCGGTTTTATCACCAGCGGCGCTTAAAGCCGTTTCTATAATCTTATCAGCTGTTTTTTCAATGAAATCCTGATTCAGCAATTCTTTCTTTAAAAGAGATACAACCAATAATTCCAATTCATTCCCGTTTATATTTTTAGCATCACATGTACGCTTGTTATGCTTTGCCGTACAAACATAATAAGGGGTTTTATAGCCCTTCCCACTGGTACGGGTAAAACCATGAAAAGCGGAACCGCATTTTTCACAGCGGATAAGACCGCTTAACAAATATTCACGTCTTTGCCTGTTATTGCCCTTTATATTTAAGCTCATTCTTTTTCGAACTCCTTCCCATGTATCCATGTCAATGATAGCAGGGATAGCATTTTCTATTCGGATGCAATTAGGATTGTCTATTCCTCCCGCCCATTCACCAAAATACTTTACCTGTCGTTTATTCCATGTGTATATTCCTACGTACCGCTCATTTTCCAGTATAGATTTTAATGCATTAGCGCCTATATCGCCGCCATATTTGCTTTTGTATCCCTTTTCGTGCAGCACGTCAACAATATGTTTGTACCCATATCCGGCAACATAAAGCTGAAATATAAGCTGTACAATTTCCGCTTCATAATGATTGATAACATATTTTTCGTTGTCTATATCATATCCCAAGGGCGGTGTACCGCCTAAAAACACGCCTTTCTTTGCTTTCACATTTAGCCCAGCTATTGTTTTGCGCCGTGTTTCCATAACAAAATGCTGGGACATCATAATTTTCATGCCCTCACTAAGAAAGCTTGACGGGTCATCCGGTTCGGATAGCCTGTCTTCACAGCTAAATAGCTTGATGTTGCATTTTCTTAATCTATCACGCACAGAAAACCAATCTTTGACATTTCTTGACATGCGGCTAATATCGTAAATAATGATACATTCAAATCTCTTGTTTTCAGCATCGACAAGCATTCTTTGAAAATTGTTCCGGTTGTCATTATAGCCGGTACTGGCTTCATCAGCGTAGACATCTACAAGTGACAAGTCATGCTTTTTACAGTAGCGCTGAATGGCTTCTACTTGATAAGCAATAGAATTATCATCTTGGTTGAGCGTAGAATAACGAGTATATCCTACTGCGCTGCCTGGCATTAATATCACCTCGAATTTAATGTAATATTGTGTAACAACAGGGCCGATGATATAATGGTTTCGTAGAGTATATCCATATATATTTTGTCAGCCCTCTATAAAATGGGAAGAAGCCTCACTATTGCAGTAGTGGGGTTTTATTTTTTTGTATTAGTCCTGCGTAGGCGGTTTGCATACTCCACAAGGCTCATATCCAGAAGTCTGAGCGTCTTGTGCAGATGTAAATCCGATTAAGTTTTCTGTTAGTATGTTTTCAGCATGGCGGCAGTTGGGATAATGATATTTATTTGAGTCTTTGCTACCAACGTACTTATCAATGCTAATCTCTGAATCGGAAGCGTTTTGTGTAGCGGGAATATCCTGGATTACGGGTGGTAATGCTGGAGCGGTACTGTTATCGGTACTAATCATTACTGTTTTGGTAGATTCATCCCAAGTCAGTTCCGTTTCCAGAGATTCGGCGACCATTCGAACGGGAACCATTGTCCGGCCATCAATAATCATTGGTGATGTGTCGTATATGATGGATTCACCGTTTTTTATGACCGTCATATTGCCAATTTGAATCGACAGAGTTATTGAATCCTTATGAGCGGTTATAGTTTCTGTTTCTTCATCCCATGCAATAGTAGCGCCCAGAGCTTCAAATATTGCTCTAAGCGGAACAAGTGTCCGGCCGTTTTCAATTACTGGTTCCACTTCCATTTGTAATTGGTTTCCATCAATTACTACCTGAATATTATCCTGAGCAAAAGCAGAAAATGAGCCAATAAACAAAGTAAGAAACAGAACAAATACAAAAACCGAAGGAATTAAGCAGCCGCCGCCTGTTGCCGCTTTGAAAACCATCCTTTCAGCTTTTCGCTTCCGTCCTGCTTTTGTGGTAGGTATTCCCGTCTTACGGGCAAAGTCTTGTTTTGCCTTAGTAACTCCTAAAGCCCGCTTCCATGAAAAACCGCCTTTGTTTGCCATAAATAGACCTCCTAATTTGTTTTTTGCCATATGGCATTATGTTTAAGCTACATCCCACCAGTGGAATGCAACTCCATGATCTTTATAGTGTTCAAGAGCTTTCTTTAGAAAACCTATAGTTACATTGCAGTATTCAGCTATTTCATACAAATCATTTCCGCATTTATCAATAGCTTTTTGAATGCTGTCTTGGGTTAGCATATGCTCAATTGCCCATCGGTTAGCCCGTGCTTCATATTTTATTCGATTGCTCCGGGCTATAGGTGTGTTACTTGTTGCTTCAATCATATACAGGCTGCCAGTAATATAATGGCCTATTTCCTCCGCAAGCAGAACGCTTTCTTCTGCGGATGATTCTATAGCGGGCTTGTCCAACGCGATATTTTTGTAATCTTCAATATGAAGGCAAACTGCTTTTTTTGTATCGCTCACGTGGTAATTGTAAACAGAAATATCATTTTCAAAAGCTAAATCATATAGCTTTTCCAATTCTGTCATGAATTTATTCCCCTTTACGCTGAGATTTTATAAATGCTGCGAACTCAGCCAATTTATCTATTTCTTCTTGTGTCCAGTCATCTTCTCCATCATGAGCGGCTACTTTTGCATCCTTTAGTATGTCAGGAATAATTAATGATTGTTGCACTGCCTCTTTTTCTGATTTTGATTGCACTTTTAGTTTTTCAAGGTCAATATCAGTGTTAATATGGGTCAACCACTCTTCTTTAGTGCGAAATTCAGAAGCTCCAAGTAACCAATCAATTGATACTCCAAAAAATTCAGCTACTTTTATTAATTTGTCTGAATTTGGTGAGCTTTTATCCCATTTGTATAAAGTGCCTTTCCCAAACCCTAGTTCACTTTCAAGCTTGGAAGGATTTAACCCGAATTCACTGCATAACACTTGGATTCTTCTCAGTATTGTCATAGCTATAATCCCTTTCTAAAAATAACCTGAAAAAATTCAGCGAAAGCTATTGACATACTGAAATAAATCAGTATAATAAAATTATCGCTGAATTATTTCAGTATGATGCTTAGTATACTGAACCATTTCTGTTTAAGATAGTGTGGTGCTTCAATTATAGAATGTTTTCAGTGGCATGTCAACATATTTAGCTGAAATAATTCAGCATTCACTACAAGTTAAAAGAGGGGGGAAATATTTTGGATAACTTTGAAAAACAAGTCAGGAAAGCACTAATTGACTTAGACATGAGTATGTCAGATTTAGCAAGCCAACTAGGTATTAGTCTTGCGTACCTTTATGACATTCTAAAATCTGCAAGAAAGGCAGAACATCAGAAAGGGCGTATTCGTGAGCTTTTAAAGCTGGGCATCTGAAAGGGTGGAAGATATGGAGGCTACTTTATTAGCCCGTGAAGCGGTGAAAAGGTCCAAAGGCCGAGAAATCATATTCAAGCGGGACGAAGAAAAATCTAGGGATTGGGCGGCAATACTAGCAAAGATCATCACTGAAAACAACGTGGAAGAATACCTTTTTAAACACGGCTTGTATAAATGAAAACGTGGGTTATCAGTGAGCGCGGCACTGTATAAGAAGTATAGGACGGCTTAGGAAGGAGTTCACTATGGAAAATAAAGAAAAAACTCTCGGAGGGGTGCAAGATCAAGTGTTGATAATAGAGTGGCTTGATTCGTATTTTCAAGGCGTTTCAACTTGTGACTCAGTAAGAGCATTCAAAGTTGACGATATCGTATTTATTGCACGAATTGAAAGATTTGTACCTACGTTAGACAAAGTTAAGCGGTGGTCGGATTATACGGGGTTAATCTGAAAAGGAGAAAGTCATGCTCTTTGTCAAAGCAAAATACTATGACGGTGATACCATCACAACCAGATTCAATGGTACGACGCAAGAAGCGCTGAAACATTACATGCCGCGAAGTGTCCATAACGTCGGGTTGGGGCCGTATGACTGCTGGAAGCTGTTGGTCGGGGTGGTTATTTTAAGAGAAGGAGGCAATACAGATTGACGTGGGCTGGGGCGAGGTGTTTACATATATCGGCGTTGGTTGGGAAGATATACCTAACCACGCAGAACAGGAGGCTTTAACGTGAAAATTGATGGATATGAGGGCATTTGTGCCGCTTGCTTTTCTCCAATACGGAGTGGAGAGGGTATGAAAATTAGGAAAAACGGTCGCAACTTTCATATCACTTGCACCTCCATTTATCCGGATAATTACTATGTAAAACTGGAAAAGCGGTTAGCAAGCAAAGGGACAAGAAAAAAACGGGCGGCGAGCGGCACCGAAACAAAGCATGATCTGGAAAAGGGCTTCCCAATTGGAGGCAAGACGTATGTTCCGCTGAACATAGCAATGGAGGCACTTCTATATTCTAAAAAAGAAGAAATAGAAAAATGCATCAACGCCGGAATGCCAAAACTTACTCTTAAAGGAAGTCTATATTTTTGCCTGGAAGATTGTCACAAGTGGTTTGCTGGGCAATTGTGATGAAGGAGGAAACAACATGAATAAGGATATTATTTGGCGTATTGCCTTTATTGGCGGTTATTTTGAATTCATTTATAAAGCTGATTTAAAAATCGTTGAGGTATGGAAGCATTTTAAAAGCGGCAGCGCAAGGAAAATTGACACGATGGACGTTGACCATCCAAGCATCGGAGAAAATGAAATGTCTTTGATTGGAAACGCATATATTCATGGTATTTGCTGTGAAGATAGCGATTGTGAAACTGAAAGAGAAGTGCATCCTAGATTTGCGCAAGCGGCTATCAAGGTAACTAAGTATGGCATTCCGCATGAATTGAGCGGCATTATCAGAGAAGCCACAAAAAGCGCGGCACAAGAGGCTATATCAAATGAACTAAATAGCATAGTGGATATGTTTTGTTCGTCTGTGGTTAAAGGTGTAGAAGGCCAGGAAATGCGTGACACTGAAAAAGCTACGCGTTTAGTTTACGGTGAGTAAATTGGACGTTATGAGCGGGACTATACTATATATATTGACAAAAAAATACACTTAGCATGCCCGCTAAAACATTGCTAAGTGCTCTTTCTCTAACGACATATGGCCGTTTAACTTAGTCTACTCCATATACGGTCAGATGTCAATAAAACGCCGCGTTTTTGGCGTTTTCGTCCTTGTAAAAGCTATTATCTTTTCAGCCTTAAAGGTTTTGAATTTAAAGATTTAATTTTCTATATTTTAATTATTAATAATGTCAGTCATGGCACAGGCGTTTACGCCTGTGTTATGCCAATGTTCACATTGGCGTTATGCCGACGCACACGGCGGCATAATTCAGACCTGCAGCAAATCCGGAAAGACATTACGAGGAGGTAGTTACATATGGAATATTCTAAAACCGTTAAAATCTCTTTCGCGGTATTTATGACCATAATTGAGATTTTAAACTGTATTGATAAAAATTCTTTGCCGGAAAATATCCGGCCTAAATATGATTTGGTTTACCGGGAGCTATATAAAAAACGAAGCAAGATTCGAAACAGGTTAGCATACTCGGATATTGTTCAAGCACCAACAGACGAAGAACGCGACGCCGCCCGGGATAATTACCATAAAACTAAAGAAATGTCTATCTATCTTTAGGGGGGGGTAATTAAATGCCGTACATGGAAAAACGGATTCTTTCGGGAAAATATTTAGAGGTTGAAGTATATCCCGTTTCCGTGAATGGTAAGAGGTTGCCTAACCGGAGAGACAAGGAAAAACCGTCCAGTGAAGCGCAAAAAAAGCTGAACGACAAGAACGCACGGAAAAAATTAGCACGGTTGATGAACTGCAATTTTGATGAAGTCGATCTCTTTCTAACGTTGACCCATAAAGATAAAGATACCATTACGGAATCGGAAATGAGGAACGAAGAAACAAATTTTTTCCGGCGCTTGAAGGCTGAGCGCGAACGGCGCGACTTACCTGAACTTAAATATATATCGGTTTCAGGAAAAGATAAAAAAAACGGCATTCATATTCACGCGGTTGTGTCCGGGGACGGTATGACGCGGGATGAGGTGGAAGCCGTTTGGAGCCGGGGCCGCGCCCGAACATCATATCTGGAAGAAGATGAAAACGGTTTTGAAGGTTTGGCAAACTATTTTATAAAAAATCAAAAACAGTTAGACACAAGCCCGAATAAAAGAAAATGGCGGCAGTCAAAGAATCTTGAAAAGCCTATTGTTTCACCGCCAAAGATTGTAAAGCGGGTAAGTGCGAAGAAAGAGCCGAAGCCGCCTAAAGGATATAAGCTTATTACATATAACACAGTTGTAAATGATTATTCCGGCGCGGTGTATCGGCACGTTTTATATAAGAAATTGGAGTGAGGACATGGAAAAATATGTTGTGTGTTACAGCGGTGGCCATTCGTCTGCATTGGTAGCAATAGAAGCGGTGCGGAAATATGGCCGGGAAAATGTAATTTTACTTAACCATGATATTTCAGATGAAGTTGAACACAAAGATATTAAAAGGTTCAAAAACGAAATTGCAAAATGTCTTGGTATTTCTATAACTTATGCCAATATGGACGACTATCAAAACATGACTCCTTTAAGGGTATGCAAGAAGAAAAAAGCATTCACCAGTCCCGAAAACCGTCAAGCCCTATGCACATATTACTTAAAAACAAATCCTTTTCATGATTGGCTTAACAACAATTATCCGGCTGATTTTGAGAAGCCAAACAGGGACATCAAAATTTTATACGGATTTGACGCAAGCGAAAAAGGAAGGATACAACGAAGAGCCGGAATATTAGGTGCAAAGGGATATTATACGGATTTTCCGCTTGCGTTTTGGAACAGGACAATACACAGCACGGAAGAAATAGGCATTGCACCGCCTGATACATACAAAATATTCAAACATGCAAATTGTATTGGTTGCTTAAAAGCAGGAATGCAACACTGGTATACCGTGTATTGTTTGCGGCGGGATATTTTTAAAGAAGCGTTAGAGGTTGAAGAAGAATTAAGTTATAGCATTATCAAAGATTATTTCCTAAAAGACTTAACTAGCCGATTCGACGAAACCATATCAAAAGGCGTATGTCCAAACGACAAAGAAAATGGAAATGCATTTTGGAGTAAGGTAAATCAAATCATGCCGGAACAGATAAGCCTGTTACCCTGTGATTGTGCCGTTTTATGAAATGAACCTATTGACGAATTTTGATACCGAATTTTGATTTTGACCTATACAGGATATATACACTTAAAAATCTAGGGTATGACCCATTCGTAATGGTTTATAACCGTCCTCAAGCGGAAAGACGTTATTTGCTGCTTCAACGTTGGGTGAATAATAAAATCATATTTAGGAGCGGAAAAGCGGATAGGTTTGAGGATTATATCCCGGCATTGGGATAAAAGGAAGTGAAGTATATTATGAGCAGCAAAACGGAATTGCTTATAAAAATTAAAGCCCTTGCTGAACGCGGTGTTGACGGTGAAAAAGTATCAGCGCAAGAATTTTTATCCCGTCTTATGGATAAGTACGGGATTACGGACAACGACCTGAGCGAAGAAAAAACAGAATGTGAATGGTTTCGATACCGTGATGATTTACAGCATCGTTTATTGCATCAAATTATCTACATGGTTTTAGGTGAAACAGAAACATATAAAAGGCGGGGTGGTAATTTTAAACTGGTTGGCGTGTACTGCACAGCATATCAGCGTATAGAGATTGAAGCGAATTACGAATTCTTCAAACGGGCGCTTGCGGATGAACTAAGAACATTCTTTTCGGCGTTTTGCAGTAAAAACAGGCTTTTCCCGCAAGAGGCAATATCAAAAGATGATTCCGAATATGACAAAAAAGAAGCCTTTAAAATCGCGCTTATGATGCAGGGCATGGAGCGGCACACGCTTATTAAAACGATAGAAAGCGGTGATTTATAAAAATGGCGGCAGATATAGCTTTAATTGAAAAACTAGCTTTTTTGAATAGAGAAATGCCGGGTAACTTAGATTTTGTTGAACAAATGTTATTTATTGCCTTGCGTTACCTATATCAAGGCCATAGTTACGGATATTTAGACAAGGATCGGGCAAAGCGAGAAAAGAGCAGGGTTATGCAGCAATATAAATTTTATAAATTTCACAGTGATTTGTACATAGAAACGGCGAAAATGCGCAACCGTCTAAGCTACTACTTAATTGATATAAACAAAAATGGTTGTGAATATTGCAAAAAGGCGGTTGCAATATTTACCGATATGGATAAGGGGCAGGGATATGTATTAGATCGCATAAAAACGGGCCGGAAATTAACAGTTGCGGAATGGGTTGATCGGGAACTATCTCAAAGTGAGTATGACAAATTCATTCAGACCTTAATTGCTGAAAACGACTTTGAACATCCGTCATATGACGAATGGCGCGGCGAATTAGAGCCTGAAACCATTCAGGAAGCCAATGAAAAACAAGTGAAAGGGGAATTGCTTTGAAAACGGATTATTACCTTGCGGAAATAGCAAAGGAGCGCACACGCCAAGATGAAAAATGGGGCGAACAAAATCATCACCCGCTTTTATGGTTCTCTATCATAGGAGAAGAGTACGGAGAAATGCTCAAAGCGTTTAATGAGTATTCGTTTGACAATGATATGAACCATTTTGACGCTATGCAACGAGAAGCTATCCAAGTTGCGGCTTCTTGCGTTGCAATGCTGGAATGTATAGACCGTATGGGTGAAAAGGGATATGCACCTGAAACAACAAGAAAGGAAAATGTCGATGAAAACGATTAGTATTATAAACCTCAAGGGCGGCGTGGGTAAAACTATTTCAGCTATTAATATCGCCTATATTCTAACTGATGTTTATTCTAAAAAGGTTTTGCTTGTAGACAACGATAAGCAGGGAAACACTTCTATGTTTTTCAATTTGTTGAGCGGCGATATTAAAACTATTAGCGACATTATGGAGGAGCCTAATTTTAATACCGAAGAAGCCATATACAAGACGACGTTTCCACAGCTGGATGTTATTCCGGCGAACATGTTTTTAGCAATTGCTATTCAAAATCTTGTAAACGAAGAAGAACAGACGCAGCAGACAAGGCTTGTAAGGGCGTTGGAGCGCGTTCAAGGTAACTATGACTATTGCATTATTGATAATCCTCCAGATGTGAATTTATCCGTTATTAATGCGTTTGCAGCCACAAACGATGTGCTTGTTCCGGTGAAAGCGGATATGTTTTCCTTTGATGGGCTGGAAACCATAGTGGAGCTGACCGAAAGCGCTAAAGCACTTAATAGAAATATCCGCTTCAAAGGTTGTTTTTTGACTATGTATCAAAAGAACAACATCAATAAGCTATCATTGGAGCGGTTACGAAATTATACGGGATATCCTGTTTTTAGTACAGTTATACGCAGTTCTGTTAAAGCGGCAGAAACAACGTATTACAAAAAACCGCTTCTTATCTACTCGAAAAACTGTAATGCTTCAAAGGATTATATTGCATTGGTAGAAGAATATTTATCTAAATAATGTGTCCGATTCGGACACCATGAAAGGAGCTAAAAATGGATAGGAGAGAGGAATTATTAGAGGACAAATCTATGATAAAGGCTGTATTTATCTGTATGAATTGTAAATACCTTAAGGAATGCGAAGCGGAAGATTGGGAAATTACTTTAGACATTGATGGGGAAACCTGTGATAAGTATTTAATTGAGCAATCAAAAAACAAAGGGGGCTATAATAGTGCCAGGTAAAAGTAAGTTTAACCTGTTTGATATGCTTAACGACGCTTCAAAAGCTGACATAAATAAAAACAGCTTTAATATTGAGTTTATTGACATAGAAAAGATCATTCCTTCTCAAAACAATTTTTATTCCATTGCTGATGTAGGGGAATTAAAGGATAGCATAAGGCTGGACGGCCTACAACAGAATTTATTGATACGTAAAAAGGCTGCAAGCGATTTTTATGAGCTTATCAGCGGGGAGCGGCGTTATACGGCCATAAAGCTTTTGATACAAGAAGGCCGGGAGGACTTACGGTTAATTCCGTGTAAAGTGGAATATAACATTGACGATATCCGAGCTGAGTTGCAACTTATATTTGCAAATTCTACAAACAGGATAATATCAGATTATGAGAAGATGCAGCAGGCTACAAAGATGAAAAGCCTGTTACAGGAGCTTAAAAAATCCGGTGTTGAATTATCGGGCCGTCTGCGGGACATTGTAGCTGACAGCTTGAATATTTCGCCTACACAGGTTGCTCGCCTGGAGAGCATAAATAATAATTTGGCTCCAGAATTTCAGGAAGAACTTAAAAACAAAAATATTAATGTGTCTACCGCTTCCGAATTGGCGACTTTGCCGGAAGATGAACAAAGGGAAGCTTATGAGGAATACCAGAAAAAAGGCGGCTTGAAAATAAAGGATGTAACGCAGCGTAAGGATAAAAAGTCCGATCCGCAGCCTGAAACGAACGTCATGGAAGGTCAGACAACAATAACTGATAAGCCGGTAGATAAATTAGATACGGAAGCAGAGCCAAATAAAGTGTATAAGGACACAAAATGCGTTGATAAGTGTATTTGTGTTTATTGTGGGCATGTATTTGATGGCTTAAAGGCATCAAACTGGAACATACAAATGAGGACTGTAAATTGTCCCGTTTGCAGAAGGGAAATGAAGGTACAAGTTAGTATAAAATTTACTTGTTCAGCTATGGAAGGGGGCTTGCGAGTATGCTAACACCAAATGAAGCTATAGCAAGCATAGAAACAAGACAGGACGCACTTGATACTATTACATCTCTTTATGGTGTCTTGGAGACCGATTTGGGAAAACGATTTTTATTTAATCTATTTGAGAGCCGCAGCCATGAAATACTTGATTGGTTGCCAGATGACGCACTTATTGAACTTGCGAAAATGCACATGCATGAAGAATGGCGCGGATATCCGTGGAAGTGAAAGGATGATTTGGATGGAACACATATATGTCCCGCATCTGTCCATGTATGACATCAATGTTTTGATTGATCGAACGGAAGCGGTGGGATACTCCTATAAGGATACACGAGAGACTTTAGAAGATTTGAGAGCAGCGAGGCGAGAAATGACAGCCTTGAAATCCGAAAATGTCCAGCTGGAGGCTGAACTTCAACGGACAAAGGCGGGTAGGCAACGATGAATAGGGGGGCGGCATAAGTGGCAGGATGGAATATAGATACGAATGCAAAAGACCGTCAAAGATATCAAAACAAAGTGAACAATGCGCAAGGGCATCATTTTGAATCATACATAAAAGCGGCATGTGGCATATACAGAGAAAATGGCCGTGCTGTAATTGATAAAACGCCGGAGCCGTTCATGGTATTAAGTAAGGAGCTGGACGGTAGTTTTAGGGGACGCTTTACATCTTTAGCCCAGCCGGATTTCCAAGGCACTTTAAGCGGTGGCCGTTCGATCTGCTTTGAAGCAAAATATACGACCACCGACAGAATGAGAAGGGATGTTTTAACCGAAGCTCAAATGGAAACGCTTGAATATCATGAAAAGCTGGGAGCTTTTGCAGCAGTTTGCGCAGGCATTCAAGATAATTCCTTTTTCATTCCTTGGATAATCTGGCGTGATATGAAACGTCATTATGGACGGATGTATGTAAAAGCGGAGGAAATTAGACCATATCAAGTTCGTTTTACGGGGGCGGTTATGTTTCTTGACTATGCTTGAAGTGGTAACATTAACATAAAAGAGGATTTGCGGGCGCTTATGGAATGAGGGGTGTACATTTGAAAAGTTTCATACTATACAAGATTTATTATGATTTTGGTGTAGCTTATTTAGGCAGGACAAAACAGAATTTGCAATCAAGACTAAGAGGACATTTTTTCAGCAAGCCCATGCATCGGACAATAGCAATAAACCTTGTTACAAAAATTGAATATGCGACGTTCCCCACGGAAGCGGATATGTTTTTATATGAAATATATTATATCAATAAATACAAGCCGCCGCTAAACGTGGATGATAAGGCGCACGACGATTTAACTATTAATTTGCCGCCTGTGGAATTTGCTGAATTTGATTGTAAACTGCTTAAAAAATGGGCTGAAAAGCTTGACGAAATGGAAAAGGCAGAACGGTCAAAGCAGGAGCGGTTAAACGAGAAGCGGGAAGCGGGAAGCGGTAAAAGAAATGCGTAAGAAATGGCACATCGGAGTGATTACAGAAGATGAATACTATGCATTTAAAGAATCCAATGTTAGTAAATGTTAGCATTCCGCGCCTTTTTGGTAAGGTCAAGTTAGAAAACATATAAAGAATGGAGTGGAATTATGATAACGCAAAGCGTGTTGATTACCCTTATTGTTTGTGTAACATTGATAATACTTACAATAATTAGTAAGATTGACAAAATTAGTACGGGAGCGGGGCCGGATGGAAAAAGAAATAATCAGGGCGTTAGAAGTGGAAATACTCAAAACAAAACAGAATGCAGAGAAATACAAATGCCTCCAAGACCATTTCACAGCCGCAAACCTGAAAAACGTTATTAACGGACTGGAACGAGCTTTAGAAATTGCAAAATATATTTCATCGAAATGATATAAAGGAGCGGGATAATGAAGCCATCAAATGCAGAAAGACAGCGCGTAGATGATGAAAGTAAACATTATATAGCTGAAATCGTCAAAGAAACTATAAAAGACCTGCAACAAGGCGGTAATATTAGATATAGCTCTAACTATTTTCAAAAAACGGAAAAGTTATTGTATAGTTATTGGGCCTTAAAAGAAACGGTAAAGCAAAAAGAAGAAGAAATAGAATACTTAGAGAGAAACGGGCTTCCAGGAAAGTCAAAGTCAATTGTTTTAGTTTCCCCTCGCTCTACAAATTCAGAAGGTGACGCTTACATAGAGCTTCAAGAGGGATACAGGAAGTCAAAAGAGCTAACAGAATGGTTGCTTATTAAAATTGAGCATGCGCTTGATACGGTCAAAAGTGATAAATATTTCTTTATCATCGAAGAGAAATATTTTAATAAAGCAAAAAATGATGATATTTTAGAGCAGCTAGAGACTATGAAGGAAAGCGACGGAACTGTAGGCAGCAGTGAAAGAACATTCCAAAGGCATAAAAAGCGGCTTATCCAAAAAATCGTTATCACTCTTTTTGGGGCCGGGGCCTTGATGGATATTTGTGAAGATATAGTTTAATCAAGGAGGCTGGATTATGAAAGGATTTTCAATGCATCAACCTTTTGCATACGCCGTTGTTGCAGGGCTAAAAGGAAATGAGACGAGAGGGCATAAAACTAATATTCGTGGGCGCGTATTTATTCATGCGACGAAAAAAGACCCATGGAAATCAAGGTTTATTTCCTTGGAAGATATTCCGAAAATAGAGGCGTTGTTGACTGAAAGTCAAGGTTTGTCGCCGTCGTGTCCGGCGAAACTTGAATACGGTGCAATAATCGGTACAGTTGAACTTGTAGACTGCGTTCCCGTGGATCAAATTGTTGACAGTATATCCGAACGGGAGCGGCTATTAGGCGATTATTCACCAGGGCGGTTTGCGTGGAAGTTAAAAGACCCGGTTATGTTTGAAAAGCCTATTCCAGTGAAGGGAAAACAAGGCTGGTGGAATTGGAACGAAGCGGAAGTTAAAATTTGAACGAAGGGAGCGGGATTGTTTGGCTAAATTAGGTGAAGCAAATCTTTGCCGAATATGACGGAAGCATTTTGTCACGTGTCGTTTTCGTGTCGGATATGCTCACTTCACAGGGTACATAAAATGCATTACTATAATAAAAAGCAAATTTTAAAACAACTTAATTTTGATAGCTGTACAGCAAGAAAGCAAGGCTTGAAACCCTTGCTTTTTCTTTTTTAGCGGGTAGGTGGTGATAATGGCAAAGCTTAAAAATAAAAAGCGTGAGCTATTTTGTCAGGAGTGGCTAATAGATTTAAACGCTACACAAGCCGCAACTAGAGCGGGATACAGTGAGAAAACAGCCAATGAACAAGGTGCAAGACTGCTAACATATAAAGACGTTCAAGCGCGTATTTCTGAGTTGATGGAAGAACGCGTAAAGCGGATGCAAATTACTCAGGATAGAGTTATAGAAGAACTTGCTGTAATAGCTTTTTCTAAAATAACTGATTATTTGAAGGTTGAAGACTTAGAGATTGTGATAGGCTATGAAAAGGATAAAGACGGCCAGCCGGATAAAAGCAAACCTATTACAAAAATAATCCGTCGCGTTATTGTTCTCCAAACAAGTGAAATGCCAGCGGATAAGATTGGAGCCATAGCTCAGATAAAAGAAACCCGCGACGGCATGGCTTTAAAGCTGCATGATAAGGTAAAAGCACTTGAAGATTTAGGGAGGCATCTTGGAATGTTCAGAGATGAAGAAGCCTTGGAGTTAAAGAAGCAAGAGCTTGAAATGAAGGGGTGGTAATGTGTGGACTACATTAAAGGAATTTTACGATTCCAACGCATGGGAGAATTTCCGTAAAGTTTTGATTTTGGAACGAGCAGAGGAAAGCGGCGTTATATGTGAAGAGTGCGGAAAGCATATTACAGAATCAAAAGATATCATCCTGCATCATTCGCCGGTTGAATTAACGCTTGCTAATGTTAATGATTATATTGTTTCCCTTAACCCAGAGAATATAAAAATAGTATGTTTCGATTGTCATAATAAGGTTCATGGACGCTTTGGACATGGCAATAAACATTTAACCAAAAGGCATAACGGAGTATATATAGTTTATGGGCCTCCGCTGTCAGGCAAGAAAACATTTGTTAAAGAGAACATGCGGCGTGGTGACATGGTTGTTGATATGGATACCTTGTATCAGGCTGTCACGTTGCTTTCTCTCTATGACAAGCCGGACAACCTAAAATTAAATCTATTTGCTTTAAAGAATTGCTTACTTGATAACATAAAAACCAGGTACGGAATGTTTAACAGCGCGTGGGTGATCGGCGGCTATCCTAAACGGTTTGATAGGGATAAGCTTACAAAGGATATAGGGGCAGAGCTGGAATTTGTGGATTGTGCAAAAGAAGAATGTTATCGCCGGTTAGATATGTGTGGGGATTATCGACAAAGCAATAAAGCTGAGTGGAAGCGGTACATAGATAAATGGTTTGACGAATATTCAGCGTAAAGTTTCTGAGAAAATATCCCCCCCTATCTTACTTTCTACATCCCTACGGGAGACCGTTGGAGTGGTCCTCTCTTTCGCACAAACCGAAAAATTTGAAAATCATTGGAGGTGTTTTGAAAATTGATAAAAGGTCAGGAATACGGAACAGAATTAAGCAAACTGGAAGAAATATTTTCGGAGGTTGAGCCGGGAAAAAAGAAACTGGTTGACGGGCTTATTCAAGATGCTGCTTTCCTGTATGCTGAGAATTTGCGGCTTAAGGCGGTTATAAATGAAACAGGTATGGTTAGGCTTCATCCTACTATAAACGGACTACAGAAGCCCACAGAGGCAGCGAAACAGTACCTTAAGAACGTAAACAGCTATGCCGTTGTGATTAAGGCGCTCAATAGCGTATTATCGAAAAATATACCGGAGGAGGACGACGAGTTTGACAAGTGGATAATGGCGAAAAAAGCGGCGATAGATGAATGAAAAACCTGATCGTTGACCTGCAAAGCTGCACGGTAAACGGAAAACATTCTTTCCTTCTTGAGTATTTCCAAAAAACGCAAAGCGGCGAAATCATCAAAGGGGAAGAATTAAAAACGTGCTTGTATAATTTGCTCCAAGACCTAAGCGATGAACGATTTTATTATGACACTTCCGGCGCGGATTTAAGGATAGAATTTATAGAAACCTTCTGCAAGCATACCAAAAGCCCGTTTCATGGTATGCCTTTTTTATTGGAATTATGGGAAAAGGCGTTGATCGAAGCTTTTTACTCGTTTCGTTGGAGGGATACCGGGTTACGCAGATTTAAAAAATTGCTGCTTTTAATTGCCCGGAAGAACGGCAAAAGCACGCTATGTGCTGCGCTTGCCTTAACTGAATTGATGGTAGGGAACGGCGGCGTGGATGTAATATGCTCCAGCAATGACGATGCCCAAGCAAGTATCATATTTGATGAAATTAACAATATGCGTGAGCAGTTCGACAGGAAGGGTAAGCGAACGCACAAAAATTTAAAAGGTATTTTCAATTTACGCAATAAATCCACTATAAAAAAGCTATCCGAGAAGACCAGGAATAAAGAGGGCCGCAATATAGATTTTGCTGTATTGGATGAATCACATGAAATGAAAAATAACGTTATAGCAAAAAGTATAGAGCAATCACAGTCAACAAAAGACGAGCCCATATTTATCAATATTACAACCGAAGGATTCGAAAACGACGGCTATCTTGATAAAGAATTGAAATATGCGCGTGAAGTGCTTAACGGTGAACGTGACGATCCAACGCTTCTGATTTGGTTATATACGCAAGATTCCGAGTTAGAAATATATCAGGATAGACAATCATGGAGTAAGTCAAATCCTTCGCTTGGAACAATTAAAAAATATGCTTATCTTGAGGATCAGCTACGCAAGGCACAGGCCGATAAAAGCGACAGGGTTTTTACTCTTGCTAAAGATTTTAATATAAAGCAAAACAACGCGGAAGCCTGGCTGTCTGAGGATGAAATAATTAATTCCGAAACCTTTAACATCGAGGATTTTAGAGGCTGTATAGCCATAGGAGGCGTTGACCTTTCTGAAACAACAGACCTTGCGGCGGCTAAAATTCTGTTGATGAAAAAAGGCAGTAATAGAAAATATATTTTTAGCCATTATTTTATTCCCGAAACGAAGCTGGAGGAAGGCGCGGAGGAAGACAAAAAGGATTATTTGGATTGGGCAAAGAGTAATTTGCTGACGGTTTGTCCAGGCAATGAAAACGATTATAGCTTAATAACTGCCTGGTTTGTAAAGCTTGCGCGTCAATACGGTATTAAAATATTCATGACCGGATACGATAATTGGAACGCAAAATACTGGATCAAGGAAATGGATGATTACGGGCTGGATACGGAGCGGGTACGGCAGGATTACGATAACCTGTCTAATCCGATGAAGCTTGTTGAAGCTGATTTAAGAAGCAAATTAATAAACTATAACAACAATCCGATTGACAGGTGGTGTTTAGAGAATACAGCAATGAAAATTAATAATTTGGGCCTGATCATGCCCGTAAAGGTAAACGACAAGCGGAACAGGCGTATTGATGGGGCTGTAGCGCTTATTATTATTTATGCTATCTACAATAGATACCGAACGGAATATCTGGAATATGTAAATGCCGCGTGAAAAGTGGGGTGATGTAAGGAAATGGCATTAACTAATATTTTTAGTAAATTAAAACAAAGGAAGCTGCAAAAGCAAGCGCTGATGTTGAGCGGCTACACTCCTATATTCTCCAGCTACGGCGATAATATATATGCCAGTGATGTGGTTCAAAGCTGTATACGCTGCAAAGCTGCTGAAATTTCAAAATTAACGCCAAAGCATATACGCGTTGACAGTGAAACCGGAATGCAGACCGGTGTAAATGGTAGCATAAACCGGCTACTAAAGTTTGCTCCAAATCCTTTAATGACAACAAAGGATTATCTGGAAAAAATAATTTGGCTTTTAGAATTAACAAATAACGCTTTCATCTATCCGACCTATATAAACGCGGGGGATACACGTACATATACGGGACTATACCCGCTGAACCCGCGGGTTGTTGAGTTTATGCAAGACGAATCAGAAGCGCTGTTTATCAAAATGACATTTGGAAACGGCCAGAATTACACGCTTCCGTACGCAGACGTCATACATATCCGCAAAGATTACTCTTTGAGCGATATTTTAGGCGGAGATGAAAACGGCCAGCCGATAAATAAATCCTTGCTAAAGGTTCTTGAAACGGAAAACACGGTCATTCAAGGTATCGGAAACGCTGTTAAGGCCAGCCTTGCGGTTCGGGTTATCCTAAAGCAAAACTCACTGTTAAGTGACGAAAAGCTTCAACAAGAACAGGAGAAATTTTTAAAAGCTATTAAGGCTAACGAAAGCGGCATATTGCCGATGGATTTGAAAAGCGAATACACGCCGGTCCCACTGGACCCGAAGCTTATCGACAAGGACACAATGGAGTTTCTGCAATCCAAGATATTAAATAGCTATGGCGTATCCCTGCCAATACTCTCAGGAGATTTTACAGAAGAACAGTACCAGGCATTTTATGAAAAGACGCTGGAATCAATAATTATAGCGTTAGGGCAAGCGCATTCAAAAACCTTGTTTACCGAGCGGGAATTGCAATTCGGGAATGAGGTTATTTTTTATCCGCAAAGGCTAAATTTCGCAAGCACAACAACAAAGATCGCCCTAGCTGATATCTTAGGCAACCGCGGCGCTCTGACGGACAATCAATTATTAGAGCTGTTCGGATACCCACCGTATGAAGGAGGCAATAAGAGAAAGCAGAGCCTTAATTTTATTGACTGCGATATCGCGAACGATTATCAGCTTAGCAAGCAGACTAATACGAAGGGAGTTGTAATAGATGGGCAATCAAACGAACCCTCAAGCGGGAACGGTTATCAAGCGAACGTTTAGCGTAAATGATTTTTCCGCGCCGGACGATAAGGGACACATAGAGGGGCACGCCGCCGTATTTGAGAAAAGAGCGAATATAGGCGGCTTATTTTATGAAGTTATTGAGCGGGGCGCTTTTGATGAGTGCGACTTTACGGACGTGCCATTTTTGATAAATCATGATAAGCGGAAATTACCCGTTGCACGGAGCCGCCGCAATAACGGCAATTCCACAATGAAAATTTCTGTTGATAATGTTGGGCTTCTGGTAGCCGCTGACTTGGATATTGAAAACAATCCGGAAGCCCGGGGTTTGTACAGCGCGGTAAAACGAGGCGACGTTGACGGCATGAGTCTGGAATTCAGAGTAAAGGAACAGCTATGGGAAAACAGAAACGCTAAAATGCCGACACGGGTAATCAAAAAATTTGCGAAGGTTTACGAGGTGAGCGCGGTCAACGATCCCGCTTATTCCGAGACTGATATACATGCGCGCGGATCATTGGAGGATGACCGCCTGGCATTGGAGAGTGTCAGAAAGGCATACGAGTTGGAGAACTCGAAGCAACTTGAAATTGCAAGATTAAAATTAAAAATTATGATGGAGGTATGATAATGAATAAGAAAAAGTTGGAAAAGCTAATACAGAAGAAGGAAGCTCTTAAAAAAGAGCTGGCTAAAAAGGCCGAAAGCACAGAGGATGTTAACGAGCTAAAGGCTTTGGAAGCGCAAATCAAGGCTTTGAATAGCGACATTGCCGAGCTTAATGAGGCTATTGCGGACGGCGGCGGTGACGGGGCGAGCGGCGACGGTGACGGGGCGAGCGACGACGGTGATGGGACCAGCGCAGGCGGCGGCGAGTCAAGAAGCAACTTGGGAGCGCGTAATTCCACATTGCCTTTAGGGACCCTTAACCCGCTGGGAACTTACAGCATGAACCAGGCGCAAAATCAAAATACCGACCCGGAGGACGTGTTCAGTACAACAGAATACCGGCAAGCATTCCGGAACTACGTTGTAGACGGAACTCCTATACCGGATAAATACCGTGCGCATCGTGAACAACGGGCTGCTGAATTTACCATGGTAAGCGACATAGGCGCGGTTATCCCCACAACGATTGTCCAAAAGGTAATAGAGGAAGCGTTATCCTACGGTATGATTCTCCCCCGTGTGACTCAGACGTCATTCCAGGGCGGCGTCGAAATTCCTGTCAGTGATATTAAGCCCGTGGCTGTATGGATAACAGAGGACACGCCGAGCGAAACACAGAAAAAGCCGATTAAGGATAAGATTGTATTCGCGTATCATATGCTTGAATGTCGTGTTTCGCTGGGCCTATTGACCGCAACTGTATCCCTTCCTATTTTTGAAAACACCATTATCAAAAATATCAAAGAGGCTATGATAATCGCGCTTGAAACCGGTATTATCAGCGGCAGCGGCAGCGGCCAGCCTAAAGGTATCTTGAAGGAAATCATCAAAGCCGAAAGAACAGTATCGCTTGACGATACGGAAATCAGCACCGTAAAGGGTTGGGCCAAGGTTGAGGCGGCTGTTCCTCTTGCTTATGAAAGCGGTTCAGTGTATCTGATGGCGAAAGCGACATGGGAAAGCCATCTTAATGGAGCTGTTGATACTACAGGTCAGAAACTTGGGCTTGTGAGCATATCAGAAAATCAGCGCAGGGTGCTTAATGGCCGTGAGGTTGTCTTAACAGATTATATTACGAGCTATGACAAGGCGGCATCCGGCGATATTTTTGCCGTGCTGATTAATCTTGGCGATTACGCGCTTAACAGCAATATGAGTATGAGCTACAAAAAGTATTTTAACGAGGATACTAACAAATGGGTGCATAAATCCATTATGATAGCTGACGGTAAAATGGCTGACAAGCATGGTATGGTGTTTATAACCAAGGGCTAATTAAGCCTTAATAATAGCGGGGTGTGGTAATCTTACACACTCTGCTATTTAGTTTGGAGGTGTAGAAATGGCACTAGGCAAAGCCCGACTAACTGAGGTTTTTACTGATGCGGAAACTGTTCAGGCGCTGGAAGAAACAAAAAACTTGTTACCGATAATCACAGATGACGAGGACGTAAATAACAGCATTAAGCTCAAAATGCTTGCAGTTGTTAATTATCTGTATAACGGCGGTGCAAGCAAGGGGAATATTACAAGCCCGTTAGGTATGGCTTGCGTTGCTTTAGGCGTGCAAGACTTAATGGAGCGTAAAGGCGGGGGCGTGTCATTTAGCCCTGCATTTAACGCAATAGCTAGTCAAATAACAAGGGGGTAGCTATGAATAAAATTACTCCAATTTATTTATTATCGGAAAGCGTAAGTCAGAACGAACTTGGCGATACAATTAACAGCTATGAGAAAAGCAAGGTAATTGCATGGCTAAAAAGCATAAGGCAATCAGAATTCTGGCAAGCTCAAGCCGCAGGTTTCAAGCCGGAAATTCAATTTAACATACGAGACTTCGAATATAACAATGAAAAAAGGCTTCAATACAACAATAATACTTACAAAATCGTCCGTACATTTTCCGATTCCGGCAATATTGAATTGATATGCACCAAAGAAGTTAATACAGGAGGGGGTTAATATGGCGATACCTTCACCTATTAAAATTAAAAAGGGCAATGTCGAATATATAAGCAGCGTTGACCGCACAAAATATACACTTGAGGAATTAACGAGAGCCGCATTAAAAGATGTTGGTAAGTTTATTTGCAATCGGACGCGGCAAAAAATCAAGCGCAAAACCGGAAGGGTGGCAAAAAATACACAGTATTGGGTACGTAAAAAATCCGGAGATTTACAGGTTGGGTTTAAACCAGGCGGCTTTTACGGCGGCTTTCAAGAGCTTGGAACGTCAAGGCAGCCTAAAATTGGGGCCTTGCATGAAACCGTTCAAGAAAATATTGAAGAAATCCGGCGTATTGAGGGCGAGTATTTACAGGCTATAGAGGACGAAAACAAAGCATTGGGGTTGATAAACGAAGACGAGGCGATAGGCAATGACGAAGATCAATAACAAGCGCATACGGTTAGCCCTTAAAGAGATTATCCGGTCCATACATGAAAATGCCTCTTATGGTTGGACTACAGACAAAGCAAGGTATCCATATGTAACTTACGAGTACGAAATGAGGTATAGCGGTAACAAAGGGATTGGTACATTGGAAATTAACGTGTGGGATTTGGGCGATAGCACCGAGCAAGTTGAGGACATTGCCGATAATCTGGAAAATGGCTTGAATGAACTTATCTATAATGATGACCACACAATTTTAAAGCTTTACACTAACAGCCGATTAGCTATTTTAGACGATAACAAAGACATAAAAAGGCGACGGCTATTATTCGAAATGCAATACTATCCAGGGAGGGAATAAAATGGGCCTATTTGGAAGAAACAAGACCTACAGCGGCTATACTGAAAAGACTGTGGATAGTCTTATTATGGATGCAGGTGCTTATTTTAAGAATTACGATGTTGAAACAGACACCTACGATACAGCAGTAGAGGCCGGAAAACTTATAGGAGCTACAAGGGGCGGCGGTAGCTTCACGGCTAAAGCAGCTTTCAGAAAGTTGGAAATTGACGGTGTAAAGGGTGCTGCCAAAGGGCTGCAGACAATAGACGAATGGGTTGTGACCATAGCGGCCAATGTTTTGGAGATAACCAAAGACAATCTAAAAATAGCATTGGGAACGGGTGCTACTGACACCACAGCATCAACCAAATACGACATAATTACAGCTAAAAATTATGTTGACGATGAAGATTATATAGAAAATATTACGTGGGTAGGGCGCAAATCCGGCAGCAAAGAACCTGTAATAATTCAAATCTATAACGCTCTTAATACTGAGGGCTTAACCATGACCACGAAGGACAAAGACGAGGTTGTAACAGCCATGACATTTACAGGGCATTATGATGCAAAGGATTTGGATACGCCGCCGTTTAAGATTTTTTATCCTAAAAGTAATACTGAGCCAGCCGAGCCAGAGGAAGGAGAACAAGGATGAGGAAATTAACTACGCAAGACCTTTTTAAGATGGCGCGCTTTATTAAGAAAGCTGATTTAAAGGGAACCATTTTATCTTTTTTTGAAAAAGGCCAGAATTTGAACGCCGATGAAAAAAGCAAGGACTTCAAGACAAAGGAGTTAGGCGTCGAAGCGGCCTTGACTGTGATCGAAAAGGCGGCAGATGAAGGCATGGAAAATGAGTTTTACGCGCTGATTGCCGGGGTTGCCGAAAAGACGCCGGAAGACATAAAAAATATGTCGATTGAAGCATTGCTTGAAGCCTTCGGGCAGATTGCGAAGGAAAACAATCTAGCGGTTTTTTTCAAGGCAGCGTATCAATCAGCGGAGAAATTAGCGAAATAGTTGATACGCTTCTTAAGCGCTATACATCGTTGGATTATGTTTTATCTCTTGATATACCGGAAGCTATGGAACAGATATATACGGCAATCAAGCGGGACAACGAAGAAAAAACAATGTTTCGTTGGATAGCTGGCGGGTATGAGCGGATCATGAGCTTTTCGGATTTTAAAGAGAGGTTAAACGCTAATGCGGACATTAAGCAGGTATTTGACACAAGGACGGAAGCGGACATTTTAGCGGACGTAAAAAGCATTTTAGACGGCTGTACACCGGAAACAAAATCGAAAGAAGCATAGTGCTCAAGCGGGTGCTATGCTTCTTTGTTTATCACCACGAAGAACGGGGGTGATCTTATAGAAATATTTAAGCTTTTTGGCTCTATATTTGTGGACAATTCGGAAGCCAATAAGAACATAGACGACACCGGCAAGAAAAGCGAAGGATTAAGCGGGATATTTAGCAAGTTAGGTGATGGAGCCGGAAAGCTTGGACTTGCCATAGGTGCGGGATTGGCGGCGGCTGGGGCGGCTGTCGGTGCTGTCGTTGTACAAGGCGTCAAGGCTACAGCTGAATTGGATGAACAATTAAGCCAGTTTCAAGCTAGTACAGGGGCAACAGCTGATGAAGTAGAAGCGGTTAGGAAAATCACACAAGAGCTATATAAAGTTAATACTGATAGCTATGAGGATATAGTAGCTACAGCTGACGCCTTAAAAAAAGCAATGGGTATGTCAGTAGACGAAATCGAACAGTATCAGCAAAAATATATGGATTATGCCAAAACAACAGGCCAGGCAAATGCTGATGTTGTCGGAGCAATAGACGATATTTCTGACGCTTGGGGCTTAACGCTTGAAGAAAGTGCAAAGTCAATGGATATGCTGAAAAAATCCAATGCTGAATATGGTACGGATTTAGTAGGCGTTCAGAGTGCATTGCAAAATGTAGCACCGGCAGCAAAAGCACTTGGAATGAGCTTTGAGGAAACTAACGGCTATATGAATCTTTTTGCCGCTTCCGGACTTGATGCATCTGCATCGGTGACAGCATTTTCAAAAGCGGTTAAAACGGTTGAAAGTCCTGAACAGTTTAAGAAAATGGTAGACGATATACAAGCAATATCTGATCCAACGGAGCGAGCACAAAAAGCAATTGAACTTTTTGGAAGCAAAGCCGGTATATCAATGGCTAATGTGCTTGATGGCAGTGTAAACCTAGAAGAATTCATTATTACGATGGATGAAGCAGCCGGAACAGTAGACGCAGCAAGCGCAGCTTTTGACGGAAATTTTAATGTACAGCTTGAGCTAACCAAAAAGATGTTCATGGGCCTGGTCCAAGAATTGGGCGAGAAATTCATGCCTGCATTAATGATGCTTTTGAGTTGGGTGCAGGAAAATATACCGCCTATAATTGATATCTTTGCTAATGTAATAAACTTCATTGGTGGCATAATTGGCGAGTTGTTACCGATTTTTCAGGGCGTATTTGAAGCAATATCCAGTATAACAACAGAGTTTTGGAATTTACTATTTGGTATATTTGCAGACAATAGCTCAAACATAAGCACAAGCATGTTGAAAACATGGGAAGGCATAAAAAATACACTGTCTGCCGTTTGGGGCTTTATTTCTGATTTAGCGAAACAGGTATTTGGAGCCTTATCATCATTTTGGGAAGAAAACGGAGAAGCCATTTTCCAAACGCTAAAAACCACATGGGAATCTATATGGGAAGCAATAAAATTTGTTTGGGATACTATTTCTGAGGTTGCCGAAACTGTTTTTAATGCTTTGGCTGATTTTTGGGACGAAAACGGAGCGAAGATTTTTGAAACATTTTCATCTATTTGGAATTCTATTTGGAATGTCGTTCAACCGATTTGGGACACCTTAAGCAGTGTAGCGCGTACCATATTTAACGCCTTGCAAGTCTTTTGGGACACATGGGGCAGCAATATATTAACGAATTTTACAATTGTATTTGACACGGTTAAAGAGGTGTTCGGCGGCGTTCTGGATGCATTACAGGGGCTTTTCAAAGTCTTCGAGGGAATCTTTACGGGCAACTGGGAAACCATGTGGGAAGGCGTTAAGCAGGTATTTACGGGCATATGGGACGCAATAGAAGGAATATTTAAAGGTGCTATTAATTTTATCATCAACGGTATTAACAGCTTTATTGAAGGAATAAATACCATACAAGTACCTGATTGGGTGCCAGGTGTTGGCGGCAAGGGAATTAATATTCAAACTATTCCGTTGCTGGCAAACGGCGGCAATATTGAGAAATCCGGATGGACTATTGTCGGTGATGAAGGGCCTGAACTTCTACATCTGAATGCAGGAGCGCAAGTCAGGCCATTGGATAATACAGGCGGTGCAACCATTAAAAATTTCTATTTACAAGTTAAGATGGAAGAGGTTGACGAGGTTTATAAGCTAAAACAAGTCTTTGATGACTACGAGCAAAGCGAATTGATTTATGAGGGGTTGGGATAATGGCGACAATAACAATACAACCAACGGATACGAGATATATGTATGTTAAGGCTCAATATCAAAGTAATCAAGGCGGCTATTATGGCAATATGTCAGATATTTCAGTTGGTTGGTCTGGAAATTATGCTTACTGTTTGATGCAGTTTAACATAGAGCCGATTGCAAAACATAAAGTAACAAAAGTTACGTTAGTAGAAACTCGTAAGGCATTATATGATAACTGGCAATCAACAGTTAATGGCGGTGTTTACGCAACTATTAACGCCTTTATATCAAAAAACGCTAATGATCCGTCATGGGCTGTAAATTCTACGTTCGCCGATGTCCAATACAGTTTACTTTCTGGCGGCTTAAGCGTAACCAATGAAACAACAATAGGCGTGATTGAGAGAGACATAACTTCATTCTTCGATATATCACAAGCTCAAAAAGGACTACTTGGCGTTATATACAGGGGCGGGCTAACGAATACAATTCATTCAGATTCTTCTTATTACTTAAAAATAGAATACGAAATGCTTTTATGTCCGGCTCCTACAAACCTACTTCCGACAGCCACGCAAAATCCTAAAGGGCCTATAACACTTAGTTGGTGGACGAATTTACACACAAATATTAGCGATCCACAGACAAATACGAGGCTAGTTTACTGGCAGGGAAGCGGCTCAAGAACCACTATAGACATAAGCGGTACAACTTCAACGTATACGTTACCGGCCAATACGTTTACCTCATATACAGCCGTAAGCTTTACAGTAGCCACGATTACGCAATATAACGGCGTTGGAACGGCGGCTTCTAGCAGCTTTGCATTAGCCGCCACTCCTCCAAATGCACCAACGTTAGTGTGGCCTATTGGGCTGGCAGTAACAGCAACAAACGGTGTGGCACTTGAATACGTCTATAGTAGCCCATATGATACGACACCCTCTAAATTTGATATACGATATAGGATTGACGGCGGCAGCTGGATAACCGGCAACACAACAGTGTTATCTTTTACGACAAAAGCGGTTATTTATCAAGCAAAAATTGATTGGCAAGTAATGGCGTATGGCAGGTTGGGCGATGCTGGGGCATGGTCTGATACGGCTACATTTTATACTATAGGTGCTCCTGGCAAACCAACTATTGTGTCGGTAACCAATTCAAACAGGCCAACGATTAATTTCAGCGCGACAAATCTAATGGCTTGGCAAATACAGGTATTTAGTGAAGCGGGTAATATCGTATACGATACTGAATATAAGCCGTTTTTAAGCGCATTCTCATACAGGCTTGACGATTTTTTACCAAACGGACGATATACGGCTAGAATGCGAATAGTTAACGAACACGGCATAGAAAGCGAATGGGGAACATTACCATTTATTATTAACGCAACGGCTCAGACAGCGTTAAATTTGCATGTTATGGATAATTTATCACGTTTCATAAGGCTTAGGTTTAATAATAATGGGCGTACAGTGTTTGTATATCGAAAAAAAGCAGGAGAATCGGAATTTAAGCGCATAGGCAAGACAACGGCAAGCGTTTTTGACGATTATTCGGCGGCTCCAGGTGTAAAATATGCTTATTTTGTACGTGTAATCAATAGTAATTTTGATTTTGCGGATAGTAATAATGATATAGGCGTTTGCAAGTTTTTGGAAACTATAATTTGTCCGGTTGATGATCCTGAAAATAGCGTTGATTTGCTTGTTGGTGACAGTAAACCAAAAAAAGAAATGATCTTTAGCATACAGAAAAGTCTTTTAGAATTTGCCGGACGAGACTATCCCGTCATGCTTAGAAGCAATTACAAAACACAAACTATTTCGTTTAGCTTTTATATTGATAAAGGCCAATTAGACAAGTTGCAGGAGCTGGAGCAGCACGCCGGTTACTTACAACTAAGAGATTGGCGGTACGGTACTATTGTTGGACATTTTAGTCCAAATACATTGCAATGCTCAAACAATGTAGATGGGTACAATATATCATTCGCTTTTGTACGGCTGGATTGTAACGTGGAGGTGAGTTTGGATTGAGTTACACTGACAGCGAGGTATTAGCTGTATTGCGTTCACGGACGCTAATACCTCAAATTTCTTTCCAATACGATTTATTAAACAAGTATGATATAAAAATAGGCGATATTGACGGCTTAGAGGACGCTCAGATAAGTTTTAACTGTCTGGCAAGCATAAAACGGACAGCGAAAATCAAGCTTACTGAGTATCTTACAAACAATATTGACTATACGAGCGATAGAATACAACCATATTTTTGTCTTAGAATGCCTGACGAGGGAATTGCAAAATATCCTCTAGGCATTTTTTTATTGAGTTCCCCTACTCGTAAGACAAAAGGCAAGCTAAAGCAAAGAGACGTGGTTTGTTATGACAAAAGTTTGATACTCGAGGAGGATTGTTTTACGAGCAGCTATTATATACCGGCAGGGACGAATTATATAAATGCTATCGAAAGAATAATTCAAACAGCTGGTATAACTAAAATCAACTTTGAACCGAATAGCGCAGTTCTGCCAAACGGAAAAGAGTTTGAGGCGGGATATACAAAGCGTAAGGCAATCAATGATTTGCTGAACGCAATTAATTATGACAGCTTATGGGTTGATGGTATGGGATACATTAGATCAAGCCCGTATGTTTTGCCTAGTGATAGAGCAATTAATCATTATTATATTGCCGGTAAAGATTCAATTTTAAGTCCAGAGTTTACAGAAAGTATGGATATAGCCGGAGCTTATAACGTTTTTACTCGTACTTACATTGATATGGATAACAGCAACAGCATTGAGTATACAAGCACGTTTACCAATGACGATCCGTTATCACCTCTATCAACTGTTAGACGTGGGCGGCGTATTGTTTCGGTGGAAACGCTTGAGAGTATATCAAGTCAAGAGGCATTGGACAATTATGTCAAGCGTATAGCCACAGAGAGCACAAGCAAATACAGTAAAATATCTTTTGGAACGATTCTTAATCCCTTACACAACCATTCTGACACAATATATTTAGACGTACCGGACATTTTAGCCGTTCCTATGAAATTCAATGAAACAAGTTGGGAAATGCCGCTAAAAAGCGGGGCAATCATGACACATGAAGCAAGAAAGGTTGTGCAATTATGATACCTTCAAAAGCAGATTATTTTGAGGCTAAACAAAAAAGCAAAAACAAAAGTACCGTCACAGTCCGACTTGCGGCGGTTACGCAGGTAACAAGCAGCGGCAGACCTATAATCAGGTTTTTAGGTGAGGATACAGCACGGGAAAAACAGTATCCGTATATTAGCAGCTATGCAGCAAAAGTTGGGGATATTGTTGAGGTGCTCCAATATGAGGATAAATATATTATTCAAGGTAAGGTGGTATAAATGGAGTACATTAATAGAAATATAGAGCTTGACTTTAACGCCGCTCAAGCCGTACAGCAAACAACAATCAAGCTAAATACAGATAATCGTGGTTCAGTACGGTTCAATATCAGAGCTTTAGACGGAGAAAAGGAATTTGACTATACCAGTTTCCCAACAGTGGGCATTGTAATCCATAAGCCGGACGGCAACAACGTAGCGGAGGACAGCAATTCAACCAATAGATTGACAGTATCCAGCACCGGCATTGCATATATTTTGCATGAAGAAGCGTTAACGGCAGCTGGTAATATTGTTATGCAAGTTGATTTATACACGCAAGGCACAACGGAAACTATTGAAGACGGAGCAAAAAAATTCAGTACGTTATTCTTTAGCTTTCAAGTTGTTGCAAGCGCACTAAGAACAAGGGCGTTATCTATAGCTTCCGGCACATTTTTGGGCCAATTGGAAAAATTGATTGCAGCCGGTGGCGATCAATATAAAGCATTTGAGGCTTACTTGGAGGACTTAAAGATACGAGGACTATTAAACATTGAGGAGTTTGAGAAGTATTCAGCGGGGCTGAAAGCTCAAGGGCAAAGTAAATATGATACGCTTGCGGCTTATCTGGAGGAATTAAAAACACAAGGCCTATTAAGCTCTGAGGAGTACGAAAAATTTCTTACAAATCTGAAAACGCAAGGGCGAACGGAATATGAAGCTTTTGAGGAATATTTAGCTGGACTGAAAGAACAAGGCTTGCTGACAGTGGAGGAAATCAAACTGATTCTTGCAGATGTTCAAGCGGGTGCATTTGTTACTATTGCCGATTTTGAAACAGTAACTGACTATTTGGAAAGCACAACCTCTTTTGGACTTAGTAATAATACTTCGGTGCGTTATGGCAATGGTGCTATGGGTAATGTATTAAATTCTGTACCAAATAATAGTGTGGCTATTGGTTATACAGCTTTGCCAAACGCTACAAGTCCCGATAATATAGCAATTGGTTCGTACAGTTTACAGAACAATACAACGGGGGCCGGTAATATCGCAATTGGTACTAATGCTTTACAGGCAAATACAGCTGGTTTGCGGAGTGTTGCCATTGGGTTTCGGGCTTTTATGAGTGCTACAAATACCTCAGCGGAAAGCGTAGCAATTGGGGCCTATGCAATGCAGAACGCTACAGGCTCTTATTCGATAGGGATCGGATCGCAAGCCTTACGTAATGCTACAGGCGGTTGGAATTTAGCTATAGGTGCCGGAGCGTTACAAGCGAATGTTGGCGGTGGAAACAACATAGGTATAGGTTATCAAGCTATGTATTCTAACTTAACGGGCGGCAATAATACAGCTATAGGGGCATACGCATTATATAGCGCAATGTCTGCCAGATTTAATACAGCAATTGGTACTTTTGCGGGTTACGCTCTCAGTGCAGGTAATGATAACGTGTTATTAGGCTATCAAGCTGGATACTACTTATCTGACGGGACTACACAACAAACAGAAGCAGTCAGCAGCGTATTTTTAGGTTCTAATTCAAAAGGGTGTAGTATCAACTCAGTTAATCAAATAGTAATCGGATACAATGCTATTGGCTATGGTTCTAACACAGCGCATATAGGTAATACAAGTCTTGCAACAATATCTTATGGCCCAGCCACAGGAACAGCGTTTACAAATCGTTCTGACCCACGTATCAAAGAGGATATTCAGGACGCTAATCTTGAAATATGCGTGGAAAACGTCAAATCTTTGCCCTTACACTATTTCAAGTACAAAGATTTTATAGGCAATGAGGGTGATCAGCATGTGCTTGGGTTTTTGTCTCCTGAATTCGGGGAAATCCTGCCAAAAGCCGTGCATAAGAATACAATGTCTTTTGATGAACGTGATGAAAGTGGCAATATTGTCTATGAAACTAGGCTTGTAAATGATTATGTAGATGAAGAAATCGAAGTAACCGATCCTGAAACAGGCGAAACACGCATAGAAGTACAGCCCGTACTAACACAGATTGAAAAAGAAGCACCTAAGCAAATTGTTATAGAAGACTGTGAAAGTATTGATTCCTCACAGCTTGTGCCAATTTTATGGGGAGCAGTACAGCAGTTAATAGCAAGGGTTGAAGAATTGGAGGCTAAAATTAATGAATAGAACAATTAGTCACGCTGACACATTTCAGATTATTGGCAACGGTGATAATTATGTTATTAAGTTTCAGACGATAGTTCCGGAGATGATTGATAATGAAACCATACAAAACACTATAGCGCAAGATACAAGCGTTTTCATTAAACAGGAATCACTTGCGGAATTATCCCGAATTATCAACCGGTGTTTGGCAGGAAAAGTAGAATAACTTATTGTATCCTCTTGCCCTATAACGCAAAAACTCTTTTAAATCCTAAATTCCCCTCAGAAATTAGCGCATACAGACCCATGGCACAAATGATAATAACCGCTCGATAAATGCCGTATTATTGCGGGTTTTGCTTTCGTGTGATTTGGTAAAATTTATCTTTCA